CCTCCCTGCAATCTTCAACGGAGACGTTGAGTGCCTGAGCGCACACGAAGAGTTCCTCTTGGAGCGTGAGATTGGGTGGTACAACGCGCAGGGAGAGGAGGACTACCCCAACTTCGTCAGCATCGAATTCGAATGCACGTCAAGTGAGCGATACATCTGCGGATGTGACCTGACAGGACAACTCAGTGAATGCGTGGAGGTGAAGGTCTTCGTTATAGTAGACGAGCGCAAGCGAGGTCTCATGAATCCTGACGGGACTATCGAATACTTCGACGGCGAATACTAATTAACAGCCGTTAACAAACCAAGCACAATAACAGCAAACCTGCCGCGTTATTACTAAAGAAAGCAGTTCAATTTAATCCTTTTACATTATGCAAGACAACGCATTGACACCCCAAGCCAAAGAAGTAATCCGCAATGCCGCGCGATTCGCAACGAACCTTGAGAACCACCAGTACGGCATCCGTCGGCGAATCCTCAACAAATACATCGAGGACACGTCAGATTCCATGGGGCGTATCAAGCACGACTACAACTACGTGCAGACTCCTGAGTTCAAGATGGCATTTAGCAAGGTCATCATGAAGGTCATCCCAGCCGAACTCTACGATGCCTGCAAGCAGTTCGCTGAACTCGCACCTGTAGACAACTGGGGCTACCTCACCGACGAGGCATCCGATGTCATCCGTGAGTTCAACAAGGACAGGCGTTACAGCGAGACGGTTAGCGAGTACCGCTTGAAGGACATGGTCGAGGAGGTTATGAACCCAAGGCTCGACAACAGCATAGCTCGTGAGTATATGGAGAATCAGGCCAAGAGCATGAAGCGAGCTACTTACCTCAAGAAGGTCAAGGAGGGTGACCCGCTCCGCGCAGGCTTGTCCGACGAGCAGACGTGCTACGAGTTCACGGATGCTATGTTCGACAATCACACCGACGTGTTCAGCGACGTTCTGTTCATCGGTCACCAACTCCGAGTTGTGAAGAACTCAGATGGCAACTACGATATCGAGAAGCTGAACGGCAAGTGGGTATACATCTCATCCCGTGAAACCTTGACCGAGTGCATCTTCGAGTTGGCTGATGCGCTACGATACATCGAGAGGTACGCTGTTGATAGTGCTGTCCAAAACTCCGAGCGAGGCTTGCCAATCCAAGACAGTCGATTCACTGCCGACGAGGTACGACAGCTCGCCGAGGCACGAGGCATCGTGTTGCCCGAGCAGAAGACTTTCTCGGTCATCAAGACCAAGTCTTGGAAGTCTGTTGAGTCTGTGACCTGTGAGTCTGTGACCGAGCGCACAGATGTGGTCAAGGTCATCGCCGCAGGCCTCACCTTCGAGCAGGCGGACAAGCTGCGCGAGGCTCTCAACCTGACCGAGCACAAGGCAACCGTTCTCGAACGTGCCAAGCGTCGTCAGAAGAGCGCGGAGGAATCCCTCAAGGCCGCCAAGGAGGAAGTTTCCGAGGCAATGACAGCTTACCTCAGGTCAGTCCAAGGTGTCGCAGAAGTGCGCAAGGCCGCTGGTCTCGACCCTGAAGTGAACGTTGAGACAGAAGAAAAAGTGGAGGTAGCACAATAAGTGCTACTTCCTCACCGTTATAACTGTAGAAACCTTTAAAACCTTATCAATTATGGGATTAGATATGTTTTTGTACCGAGTGCACAACGTGCGCAATTGGGGTGGAGCAAACGAGAACTCATCCAACAAGAAGCAGTACGCTGTCGGGGTTGAGTTAAACTACAAGCCGGTACCATTCATTGGTAGCATCGGAGAGATTCACGAGATTACCGAGGAGGTCATGTGCTGGAGGAAGGCGAACGCTATTCACAAGTGGTTTGTTGATAACGTTCAAGACGGAGAGGATGACTGCCGAAGTGCATACGTCTCCCTCGATAAGATTCAGGAGCTACGAACCCTGTGTCTGTCAGTGTTGCTTAACCGAGAGCGAGCACCTGAGTTGCTACCATGCGTGGAAGGGTTCTTCTTCGGAGGGACAGAGTACGATGAGTACTACTTCGAAGACCTTGAGAACACGGCCAAGGTGATAGAGAAGATAGTGAATGATGCTATCAAGGCGAAGCAACAGAAGCATTCAATGTACCTAGAATACAGGTCGTCATGGTAGTAGATAGAGAGCGATATATGATGGAGTTGTGGAGCGCGATTGTGTCTCCCTCTCCCTCGCTCCCCGACTACGTAACTGAATGCAGATGCTTGGACTTCGAGGTAAAGCTGAGCCTCGGATGGCCTGACCCTCGTTAACATCGGTTAACAATCTCAGCACAATAAACAGAAACCCGTGGCGTTAATACTATAGAACCCACATAATTTAATTCACATGAGCAAACCAATGGAACTTACCACATCGATAATGATGTACGAAAACGGAGAGATAAATGAGGTCAACGATGTACTTGAGCTGTTCTCAGCACTCATCAAGACAGGCTTGGCTTGGCAACTCCAAGGCTTCTTCGGAAGGACTGCCCGTCACCTAATTGACATCAACGCAATTGCCGAAGACGGCACAATAATTTACGAAGAGCTGCCGTTCTAACTATAGAAACACCACAAAAACAATTCACCATGAGCTACGAATCATTTAAGAACAAAGAGACATGGCTACTCAATGTGTGGGGATACCTAGACGAGATTGCCAACGAGTGGATAGAGACAGAGAAGCCGACAGGAGCAAAGCCTATGAGCATCTCAGCTGACTACTGCCTAGAGTCATTCACTTGGATGGTAGACCACACCTTGAAGAAGCTACCCAATGGAATCATAGCTGACTTCGTTAACGATAGTATCAGCACCATTGATTGGAGGGAGGTTGCCGAGAGCGTCAAGGACATTGTAATAGAGCAGGAGAATGACAGTTGAGGAGCTAAAGAAAAAGTACCTGATAGGGTACCACACATCGGTAGTACAGATAGACTGTATCGCAATGCTTGATAAGGATTGGATAAAGCTATTCACCGATTCATTGGACGAGTGTCCGCAGCGTAAAGGCGTAGTCCTAGACTGTATAGAGTACAAGTTTAATGAGCTGACCCAGAAAAAAAATTCGGACACAGCACAATAAACAGAAACCAAAGACCGTTAAGTAGTTGTAATCAAAATCAAGTAAACATGAGTAAAGAAAACAATCGAGGCTTCAGCCTCAGCGCAAACGCAGGAACCAAGTCAGGAGTTCTGCAAATCGAAGTGGGCAACACCATCCTATCAGTGACAACCATCAACGGAGTGAACGAGATGGTAGTGTTCAGCAAGGATAGCAATGACACCATCACTGAGCGCAAGGCAGTGACAGACTTTAGTGATGTCATCCACATGATATGGAACCTAGAAAGACTTTGAGCCATGAGCAATAAAAAGTTTCAGTACGACGTTGTCTATTACACAACAGCAGCAATGATATTCACCTTAATCCTAATCATAATCCTAAGCTAATGAAAGCCCAAGAAACAATCAGCGGAGTGTCTGTACAGCGACAGTTCCAACTCCATGACAGCGAGACCGTATGTAAGCTGTTCCTCAATATCTGTAAGCAGTACGACCTCGGTAACATAACCGAAGGAGAGTTCGTTCAGAAGTGTATGATGCTCAACGACGATGCGGAGAACCTAGGCCTTGTGAACGACCCTTTTAAAGCTTGGGAATCATGAGGGCATACAAAATGTTTAAAACTTTATGCGCTAATCTGTTGAAAAGCTCAAAAAAAACCTCGAACTTTGTAAACACACAGCAAGCAGACAAGCAAGTGTACAGCAATCTTGTCATGAGGCAGAGTGTATTGTTAGACGAGTACGAAGACTTAATAAAAGCATATGATGAACAGCTTCTTAAAATTACCGCTGATGGTAGTATTATTAATCCTGATACTGATACTTCAGCCACTAGTAGACCTTCAGAAACTACTAGCAAGGATAGCCGAGACAATTGTTAACCATTAATTCAGTACAAATGAGTACCCATAAATTCAAGACCACAAACATTCGTGGTAAGCAGTACGTTGAAGTCAACGAACGCATTAAATTCTTCCGAAACGAAGAGCAGTACAAGAACTGGACTATCTCAACAGATATAACAGTCACGGATGATAGGGAAGAGTGCATATGTAAATGTGTAATCGGTGACCCTGAGCAGCGAGTCATAGCCACTGGTCATGCACATGAGGTGAAGGCATCGAGCAACATCAACAAGACATCTTTCATTGAGAACTGCGAAACATCAGCAGTGGGACGTGCCTTGGCAATGATGGGAATCGGAATCGACACTAGCATTGCTTCAGCTAACGAGGTAAAGGATGCAATCGCAAAGCAAGATGCTCCTGCACCAGCAAAGAAGGAACAGCCTACCACTGAGCAGGACTATCAGAAGGCAGTCACATTCCTTAAGAATGCAGTAGACCGTGCTGAAGCATGGAGTAAGATTGAAAAGCAATGCAAGGCTAAGTTTAATGATGAGCAGTACAACAAGCTCGTCGAATACGTAAAAGCATAATGCTTAGCATCAAGCTCGCAGAGTCAGTAGGTAAGGGTCACCTATCGTACAGCTCCATCAAGTACGCGCTTCAAGACATGAAGCTGTGGGAGATGTACATGAGAGGTCAGCTCTTTAAGGAGAGTGAGGCTCTTACCTTCGGAAGTATGTACGACTGCCTTCTCTTCACTCCAGAAGACTTCGACAAGCAGTTCATGGTGCTCAATGACAGCACTAAATGTGAGGAGATTGGTGGTCGTGCACCACGTATGACCAATAAGTATAAAGCTTGGGTCAAAGACTTTCAAGAAGAAGCCGAGTCCAAAGGAGTAAAGCTCATTGGTGAGGATGACTTCAAGAAGGCACAAGAGATGATTGAACGACTCAAGGTGAGTGGTGTGTTGGAGACGTACTTAATTGGCGACTATCAACATGAGTTCAATCAGGAGATTAACGGTGTACCTGTTCGGGGATTCTTAGACTGCCTAAACAAAGAGTACATCAGCGACCACAAGACTACCCGAAGCTTGAATCAATTCCGGTATGCTGTTAGGGACTATGGCTATGACATCCAAGCCTACATCTACTGCACCGTGCTCGGTCTCGACAAGTTCTATTGGGTAGCGCAGGAGAAGGCTTACCCTTTCGCCATCGGCGTTTACGAGGCAAGCGAAGAAACAATTGCGAACGGAGAGGTCAAGTTTAACAAGGCAGTAGAGAGAATATCAAACTACTTGGACAATAACATTGACACTGAGACGTTCTTCATAAAAGGAATCATCTAATGACAGCTAACGAACTCATAGTAAAATCAAGTTTGCACTTTGGAATTGACGTAGCTCAACCATGTGCATTTGGAAAGGGTGCTTTTTCCGAGCGATGCATGACAGCATACTACGCAATCAAGGAACTACACATGCCTTACCGAGAGCTTGCTGATGCCATGGGTTCAGACAACATCGAACTTAGGTTGATGTGGCTTTACGCAGAAGGAAACATGGGAGTTGTACAATCCCGTAACCGGTACAAGGAATACATTTCAAACCTTAAATAATTCACCATCATGGCTGAAAAAAAAGAAAACGTGTATGTGGGGTACACTAATTCCCCACGAGTAACTCAGCGTATCTCGTTTACGCTTGAGGAATTGGAGAACCTGAAGCAGTATGCTACTGCAAAAGGTCGAGTATACATTGACGTGCTGTCCATCCCTGACCGGGAAGATGACCGTCGAATGAAAGCTTTCTGCTCTGTCTATGACCCTAACTCCGAGTCTGAGCAGAAGCGTAGAGTAGAAAAGCAGGTTGTTGAAGAACCTATTTTCTAACTGATGATTGGGAGGGGGGTTCGCCCCCCCTCTTTCATGCTCTCGTAGCTCAGGTGGATAGAGCATCTGCCTTCTAAGCAGACGGTCACAGGTTCGAATCCTGTCGGGAGTACACTACCACCACATGGGATAGTAAAACTTTACCTTGTCGGGTGAGGTGGGGTATCCAGCCATATCAATCGCGTGTTACTTCGTGATTGACATTGGTCAAGTCGGGGCCTAGTGGTGGTGTCAATCATATAACCCCGTTATGGATATCAAAGACTGACAGCTCGGAAAGACGGGCGCTACGGTCATCGCGTGAGACAATTTGGTATGGCAACACGCAGGAACGAGGTTACGCAGCTCGTCTCGGTTCGATTCCGAGGATGACCGCAATTCATTAATCAATAAAAGCATCAGTAATCAATGAAAGTAAAAGTATCAACTCGGGTAGTGTTTCTTATTGGAAGGTACGCCGTGAAAATCCCCATTGATAGGAGGGGGTGGCTACAAGGATTGAATGAGCGAAAGCTTTGGAGGAAGTACGGATATCAAAGCAACCTCATCCCTGTCAAGTGGGGCTGTGGAGGTGTCGTCATTCAACAACGTGCTAAACCTATGGATAGGTTTAAAGGGAAGTATGTATTGGCAGTAAAGAAACGAATCCCAGAACTTGATATAAATGGTTGCGACCTGTACAACCCTGCAAATTGGGGTATCTACAGAGGTAACATATACTTGCTTGATTATGGAATCACTGAGCGAGTATCAAGAATGTACACTAAATAAAATCAAATGTCACAACAGAACATCTTTCAAGAGACTCTTCAAGAGTATTGTTCGCGCATCGGCCACACGCCAGAACGAAACAGACTAAGACACAACGTAGAAACGCGAGCTGCTTTTGCTAATGCAGTCAACCCATTCTTTCATCACGCTGACGTTGCAAACCTATTCGGGATGGAGCGTACAAGCGTGTATCACTACATCAGAAACCATGAGGTCTACTACCTATCAAGTCCGGACTATAGGAAGTGGTTTGTAATCGCGTCTGAAATTGTTCATGAAAAAGTAGATAAGAAAGTACCTTTGCATGTAAGGCCAGAAGGCAAAAGAAAAATCAATACTCATGAGCAAATTGATACAATCAAAAGAACAATCGAAATCCTCGAAAGATTCCTCCAGCGATTCCAATACAAGGTTGCAGGACGTAAGGCCAAATCATTACAAGACAGCTGGGAAAGAGGTTTACCAGATGATGAAAGACATATGGGGAGTGGAGAAGTACATAGCATTTTGCGAGATGAACAGCTTCAAGTACAGGATGAGAGCGGGAAAAAAAGAGGGGCAGCCCTTAGAGACCGACATCCTGAAGGCGCAGTGGTATGAGCAACAGGTAGAGGAGCTGCGTAATGAAAGAGAAGAGAGTAACGATATACCCAACAATCTATCGCACACAGGAGGCGGTAGTGACATCGTTGGATACAGTACTAAGAAGAATACGAGAAGGAAACAGTCGGCCAAGGGTTGAGCTCGTAAGAAACGGAGACAAGTCTGAGAAGCAAGAGCTACCTGCTGTCTGCTTCAGCGGAGTGTTCCCCAAGGGGAAGCGAAGCGATGATACACTTCAATATCATTCCGGATTAATCATACTGGACTTTGACCATTGCGACGTGACGAGAGTCAAGTCCGCACTGGCGGGTGACAAGTATATCATGGCGTGTTGGGAGTCCCCAAGTGGCGATGGTGTCAAGGCGCTAGTCGAGATAACAAATACGGAGAGGCACCGAGACCACTACCGTTCCTTGGTCAAGTACTTTGACGAGCAATACGCTCTTGAATTAGATATCACTGGTCAGAACGAGTCGAGAGCCTGCTTTGAATCGTATGACCCTGACATCGTAATCAAATCAGAGTACGATAAGTATGGTGGTATGCTGTCCGAGCGTTCTCAGAACCAAGAGGTTTTAGAGCGTGGTGGATGGACTGACTTTCAAAAGGTGAACGTTGCTTCACTCATGATAGCCAAGGCTACGGACGGTGAGAAGCATAACGTCCTTGTCAAGGCTTCCACTCTGATGGGAGGATATATAGCCAGTGGCATAGTTGAAGAGGAGGTAGCTCGATGGGTTCTTGAGCGAGAGATATCCAAGAAGGATAACATTGAATCGCTAGAGGGTGCACGTAAGACCATTGATGATGGTATCAAGGCGGGAAAGATGATGCCAATTGGTGAGGTGGTCAACACTGAAGAGAAGGCTAAGCGAGATATGCGATTGAACGATGGCGACATGTCATTCGTTAGTAGTGATAACGTTGACTATGATTGGATTGAGGACTACGTTGATGGTAACATTCCGATTGGGTTAACTACCGGCAACAGTAGGGTGGACGAGAACTTCATGTTCAAGAAAGAGTTCGTCATGATTAATGGTCACAGCAACATCGGTAAGACTACGTTTGCTTTATGGATGATGGTAGCTAGCGCAATGAATCATGACTGGAGATGGGTTATCTACAGCTCGGAGAACAGGACAGCCGCCATCAAAATGAAACTCATGGTGTTTGCTTTGAACAAAAAGTTAACGAGCACGACCGTGCAAGAGAGAAAGGCAGCAAGGAAGTGGGTAGAGGAGCACTTCATAGTCATTGACAACAGCAAGACATACAGCTACTCAGACATCATCATTTTCTGCGAGAAGATTCACAGACAGCAACCTATTGACGGGTTATTTGTAGACCCATACAACAGCTTAAAGATTGAGATGAGTGCCGGTCGTGGAATCGGACCCCATGAGTACCATTACGAAGCCGCTTCAGAATTCCTTACCCTTAGTAACAACATGGAGATTGCTGTCTGGGTAAATGCTCACAGCATTACGGAGAGTCAACGTAGAAAGGGTGATGATGGACTGCAGGTTGCACCTTATGCTGAGGATACAGAGCACGGAGGTAAGTGGGTGAACAGAGCGGATTGCTTCATCACTTTGCACCGAAAGATTCAGCACCCCGATGTACTACAGAGAAGGTGTATTGAGATGCACGTTCGAAAGGTGAGGGAGGTGGATACTGGAGGTAAGCCAACCCCATTTCTTGAGCCACTGATGTTTGAATTCAATAGTACGCAATCGGGATTTGCTTTATTCGGTCCGGAGCCTACACTTTTTCCAACACTTGGGGATAAGTTGAGAGGCCAACAAAGGCAACTTCATTCGTAAATTGTAGTATGAAGAATAGGAGTAGAAAAAACTTAACCAAGCCGCAAAGAGGGAGGAAGCGACGCGACCTCTCTCGCGGTTCGGTTAAGCTGAAGTCTACCCTTGAGACTTATTGCTACGACAAGCTAAAGGAGGCGAAGCTTCAGTTCGGTTACGAGTCCGAGACATTCAGTCTTGTGGACTCGTTTCGTTATCCGGGTGTATATCACAAGTCAACTAGGGGTAAGGATGTTCTTGTTGATGCTACTAACAAAGTTGTGTTAGCAATTAGGTACACCCCTGACTTCATTAGTCATGAGCATAGGTTTATTATTGAGACAAAGGGATATGTCCCATCTCAACACACGTTTCCAATTAGATGGAAGCTATTCCTAAAGTACCTAGAGAGCAATGACATGGATGACTACATGCTATTCATCCCAAAAAACAAGAAGCAAGTTGACCAAACCGTTGAAATTATTAAACGCCACCTGAATGACTGAAGAAAAACTTAGTCAATTGTACTCCTTTGCCACTGAGGAGATTCATAGATTGACAACGGAGCTTTACGAAAGCATCCATACAGATGATGGTAATCCACAGAAAGACTGGGACACCACTGTTGACGAAGTCAGAAAATACAAAAAGCTTTTAATCATTGAGCTTGAAGGTATTAAGACTGCACTGAAAGAGTTCAATGAGCACTGTAGAGAATGACAAAGCGATAGGCGATGCCATCGAAAAGGCTTGGGGTCAGTTCGTGCTCAACACCTACCCTGTCTCTGAGGTAACCTTCAGTTCCGGAAATGTTCCCGGCTGGGATTTAAAGTTAACGTCTGAAGAGGGGCGGGCTAAGTTCCATGAAGTAAAGTTCGACCAGTCTTCTGCTGCCCCATGGCTGAACTACAAAGGTGAGCAGCGCAGACCAACAGGTAATCTGTTCATTGAGTACAAGAACCCTAAGATGGGCAGGCCTAGCGGCATAATGGTGACACGTTCTGACTGGTGGATTTACATAGTCAAGCAAGCCTACGAGTTGGTCACATTACAGGACGTGAACAAGTACAAAGCAAAGGCTTACATCATTCATGCCCAGCAGCTCAAAGATTTTTTGAATGGTGAGCACAATTTAAGGTCGGTTCCTACCGTTAGGGATACAGTTAACGGAAGGGTGAATGCAGAGGGCTGGCTTTTACCCATCCACACACTGAAGTCTTCTGGAATTCTGTTCTATGAAGAGGACTTTACTTCGTATATTAGAGCCCTTTTTTCTTCCACCCTTTAAACCATTTTACATGGATAATCAGCAGTTGGTGGACTCCATTCCGTGGGGTCCAGTAGGATACGTCACCTATAAAAGAACGTACTCACGTCAGTTAAACAGTAAGCGCAGCGAGGAATGGCCTGACACGGTAGAGCGTGTGGTCAACGCATGCAGCAAGCAGTTAAAGGTAGGCTTTACTCCTGAAGAGGAGCAGGAACTCAGAGATATTATGATGAATCTCAAGGGTACTGTAGCCGGTAGATTCCTTTGGCAGCTAGGGACAAAGACAGTTGACCGTCTTGGCCTACCATCCCTACAGAACTGCGCCTTTGTTGTTGTTGATTCCCCAATCCGTCCGTTCACATGGGCATTCGAAATGCTTATGCTTGGGAGTGGCGTTGGATTCAATATCCAAAGAGAGAATGTTTATCAACTCCCGAAGGTTAAAAAGAAAAAGATTAAATTAGTTAGGAACGATGAAAACGATGCAGACTTTATCGTACCTGACTCAAGAGAAGGATGGGTTGAATTGCTTAAGCGAACACTCGAAGCCAGCTTTGAAACTGGTGAGGGATTTAGCTTCGCTACTCACCTCGTCAGACCAGCTGGAGCTCCTATCAAAGGTTTTGGCGGAACGGCAAGCGGGGCGGAAGACCTAGTCAAAGGAATCATGAGCATCAATGAGGTGCTCAACGGAAGAGCAGGTCAGAGATTAAGACCCGTTGATTGTCTTGACATCATGAACATCATCGGAAGCATTGTTGTTGCCGGTAACGTAAGACGCTCAGCACAGATTGCATTAGGTGACCACGATGATATCGAGTACCTGCGTGCAAAGCGTTGGGACTTGGGCAGTATTCCCAACTGGAGAGCGATGTCAAACAACAGTGTAGTCTGTGATGATGTCGGTATGTTACCAGATGAATTCTGGGAAGGATACAAAGGCAATGGCGAGCCTTACGGTCTGATTAATCTAGAGTCGTCTCGCAGGATGGGACGAACAGGAGAAACCCAGTACCCCGACCCAGACGTGCAAGGATACAACCCTTGTGCTGAGCAATCACTTGCGAACTTTGAGACTTGCTGCTTGGCTGAAATCTATCTGCCGAATATTGAATCAAAGGAAGAACTATTAAAGGTTGCAAAGTATCTTTATAGAATCAATAAGCATAGCTTGGCAATCAAGTGTGCGGTTAAAGAAACTGAGGACATCGTTCACAGAAACATGCGAATGGGAATCGGGGTGACTGGATATCTACAGGCTACCGAAGAACAAAGAAGCTGGCTCGGTGAGGTGTACTCAAAACTCAGAGAATTCGATGTCGAGTATTCAAGAACTAGAGGATTTCCAGAATCAATTAAGCTCACGACGGTCAAGCCCAGTGGCACGCTGTCTCTACTTGCTGGTGTTACACCGGGAGCTCACCCCGGATATTCAGAATACTTCATTAGACGAATTAGAATGGCTTCAGGTAGTGACCTTGTACAAGCTTGCAGGGACAGAGGCTATCGCATAGAGTATGTCAAGAATTTTGATGGCACTGAAGACCACGGGACAGTTGTTGTAGAGTTCCCTTGCAAATTCCCAGAGGGTACTATGTACGCAAAGGACATGACTGCTATCGACCAGCTCAAAGTGATTAAGCGCCTTCAGCAAGAGTGGAGCGACAACAGCGTATCTGTTACTATCTACTACAGAAAAGAGGAGCTCGATGATATCAAGTCTTGGCTAGCGCTGGACTACTTCAACATGAAGTCAGTTAGTTTCCTGCTCCACAATGAGCATGGGTTTGCTCAGGCTCCGTTCGAGGAGATTACAAAAGAGTTATACGATGAGATGTCATCAAAGGTTACACCAATCACCAACCTAGGTGTGCTTGACATGGCCGACATTGACATTCAAGATTGTGACACCGGAGCATGCCCAGTACGATGAACAGGAAACCAAGCAAAGAGTTTGTTGCCAATATGAAAATGTTCCGACTGGAGCAGATTATGCAAGCCCTCGTGGACGAGGAGGCTCTGTTGGCAGACGGGTTTGAAGAAGCATTATTAGGCCACACCCAAGGCATGAATGTTGTAGCTGTTTATGACTACGACATGTGTGTACATGTTCTAATGGAGAGGGATGGAATGACGTGCGAAGAGGCCATCGAGTTCATGGACTTCAATGTTACTGGGTCATACGTGGGAGAGAAGACACCAATCTTTATCTCTCTGATATGAAACGAATGTCTTGTTGCTGGGTGAGCCAGCTTTATTATCTTGGTACTGTTACACCGGCTTGATGCAGGAGTTTCATTACCTTACGGAGACCCTCGCCCCTCAAGGCGGGGGTTTCTTCTTCCCTGTAAAATGGGTCTAGCTCTGCACTGGCGCATACCGTCCCCCAGTACTGAAGCACTTGCTGGAAGTCTGTCACTGTGAAATACCCATCTCCATTCACATCTCCTTGCTCCCAGTCCAACTCTCCCCAATGCTCCATCATGAGCAACAAGTCATTCGTACCCACAACAAAGTCACCACTTACGTCTCCGTAACACACGGGGTCTTCAGTTGGGTCGGTTAGGCCGGGCCGAAATACAGGCAGCACAGCGTGGGCACGCTGTATCTGACCGGGAGTAAAGTTTGTTCTACATGAATCCACATAATAGTCCATGTGATTGTTGGGTGTGTAGTCGTATAGTCCCGGTGGGCATATCGGATTCTCGCAACTCCAGTTCACCTTCGTTGGAGGGGTGTCGCATACGCCGTCGCCAGTTTCTTCACATGGTCCAAGGTCTTGGCCGCAATATTCCACGTCATTAAACACATGGTGCAGCCCAACGTAATGACCTACCTCGTGTATGAATGTCTTGTTCTCCATCCGTGTAGGCAGGGTAAGCTGTTCTCCAAACCTCCCGAACACATTTGTTCTGACCCAAACCCCCTCCATGTCTGTTGCCGCCGTGTAAGACAGCCATGCAAATCCAAGTATTCCAGAGCAGAACTGCGGGAAGATGTGTACGTTCATGTATTGAGTTCTATCCCAAACGATAGGAGATATGTACTCGTTCATTTGATACCAGCCAAATCCACTGTAGGGGACACAAGTGTAGTAAGGTTGTAGTAGTTGCGGGGCTGTCTCCCACTCATCAAAGTCGTGGTACTCAATTGCCGCGAGTGAGAAGTTTATCATCACCTCCTCAAACTCTTCAATGAGGTGGTCATGCGCATCATAGATTACGTCCTCTGAAACATAGCTATCGGGGAAGCTGTCCGTGTGGTGTACGTGAACTACGTAGTTTATAGTCTTCCAGAATACTGGGTTGTCATCAAACAATCCCATCGCTAAAACTACTGGTTGCTCATTACCGAAAACAGCACACGAGTCTTGAGCCGACACATTAAATGTGATGGTTGCAATAACCAAGGCAATCAGCTGCCTCATTTCTTTGATTTTTCAATGGTGCGACCAGCGAAGTACGCTCCGAATGAGGTAAGCATAAGCACCTGAAGCAAATCAATATAGCTGTCCTTCACGTTAAACGGCCACTCATCTAGACTATCGAACACCATGGTCAGGCAGAACATAACCATAAGTGTGATTAATGTCACAGGCCTGATGAGCTTGGCAAGCTTGACATCACTATTCATGTCTGCCTTCCATCGCTCAGTAACGTTGTTCTGGTAGGCAATCTCTGCATCTACCCTAGCCTTAGCTTCTTCCGGTGAGATACCGGGCTCCTTGTCTAGTAAATTCTTTACAATGCCTAGCGCTCCCTTATCTGGCAACAAATCGCCAACCGTATCCAAGACTCCGGGGGCTTTTTCTTTTAGCCATTGGCCAAGACCAGTGTCCTTAATCTTCTTCTGTTCCATCGTAATCTATGTATGTAATTGTAACCTCGTCACCACAGTCGAGCGCTTCTGAAATTGTTTTATATATCCTTTTGTATGCATTGACTGAGCTACCAACGAACCCATCTGATTGAATGTTTTCCGTTTGTGTGTCTCCTACAAGTAGGCATCCACTTGTGTCATCATCATCGTTGCCTGCATGGATTAAGATGTATTCAAAGTTGGGCACGTTTCTAACCCATAGCATTCCCTTATGCGTGTCTGGAAATCTTTTCGAGTACTTAGAATGAAACCCACCTACAGTGCGAAATGTAATGTCGTATGTGCCAGCTGGTATTCTGGTTTCATGCATTACCTTTTTCTCTCTGTACTCATCCTCTAAGGTGTAGCACATAAACTTGCGGTCACCATCCGTGATATCAAAAAGCAGTCCGAGCGTGCTGTCCTTCTGACTGCTAAATCTAAGTACTTCTAATCTCATTCTTCTTTCGATTCAATGTATTGACCCTCAGTGTAAAACGCAGGCCTAACAAGAGCAAGATACATATCAGTGTAAGTCTTGAATTCAATGTATTCTTCTGGGCTCATAGTCTGTCTCTTACTTCTCATGAATGCGTAGTAATCCCTTGCGTTCTTGAGTTGCATTGGAAGCTTGCGCACCTCCCTGATATACTTTCTGTGCTGGTCTGGATACTGTTCCTCCATGTTCTTCTCAGCAACAATCGGCTTGATGCTTGACTTGAATGAGTTGACTGCTCGAACTTTATCGAATGGGTTGTCAGCTTTCGCTGCGATTTCTCTCAGCCTGTCCTCACCTTCGCCCTCGCCTAGTGTTCTTCCATACTTCTCTGCAATTGATTCATACGCAGCTAATGCCTCTTCGTTAGACAGTCTTCTGTCTTTAGGTAGGTTGTCCATATCCCTGACCAGTACATCAATCTCTTTACTGGACAAGCCTGCAACCTGACCTGCAGTCAAGAAAATCTTGAGGTAGTAATGCATCATCATAGCCTCCTTGTCCTCTGGCCTTACGTAAAACTCCGTCCCTGTACTACTAACAACTTTGTTTTCAGGCATGGACAGATTATGGATTGTAGTTCTGGCATCATCAATGAAGTCCCCGTATGGCCCCATGAATCTGAGTAAGCCTTGCGTTGCATCCTTTGGTGCCCCCTTGTAATACAGTGGCACACCTTTGTTTAACCTAGTCCACCTTTCATACCCGTCATCATCACCAAGATTAAAGTCACCTTCCCTCATTACATCTGTTGGGTACCATAGATATCTATTTAATGTTGATTGAATCTGCTTGTCAAAGACTCCAAGCGGTGGAAGCGGCTGGGCATCGACAATTACCTGTGTTGCAATTTGCCTCCACGCATTGTCCTTTGGAAGTTCATCTTCATCGTCACCTCTAAGCATCGCCGAAATTGCCGGAATCAAAACCTTACCCACATACGAGAACAGTGTAAGCTCCGCAGCGTGGCCAAGCATAGCTATGCTACCTTCCCTCTTGGCTTGCGCATCACCATACAATATGCGCATGAAGTCAGATGAAATGCTACGCTTTTTGTTCACGGCAAACCTAGAGAATGGGAGTAGGACATTCTGCGCCAAATAAGTGACAACTGCTTTTG